CACTCACTACGTCTTACTCCAATAGGTGCTTCTATTGCGTCTTCAAAAGCCCATCCTTTTGCTAATCTTTGTCTTAAAATGACTGAATTGATATCTGCTTTTTGCATTTTTTCTGCTACATCAGGTGTGATACTAAAATATTTATTTTTAACTCTCATTTTTGCGATTTCCATTTACTCCACCTCTATTAATTCAACTAGTTCAAAATCTTCATTCATCAACTCTTTGTCAGGGTTGTTACTGATTAAATCTAAAAGTCGTTCGCGTTCTTCTTCTGTAGTGATTCTGTTATTAATCCACACAGGGTACTTCACGCGCACTTTTAACTTTGCTTCAACTTCGATGGTTTCTTCTCTGTGTTCCAATTAATCACCCTCTACTATTTTGATTGCATCTTCCACACTTCTTGCTACTCCGTACAAAACATTCTGTGTTTCTATAAATTCTTTAAACTTAATTTGTTCAGGTCTTAGTTTACCTTTTTCAGTTTTCACTTCAATTGCGATAAACTTTCCATCCGATTTACGATAACCGAATGTATCAGGAAACCCTTTAGGGAGTAATTTGATAACGCGATTGTCTTTAGTTATGACTTTGCCTGCATTTGCTCTAAAGAGTCTATGACCACGTTGATTGATTGCTAAGATTATTTCGTTTTGTATTTGTTGTTCAGTCATGTATCCTCCACAATGTTAATGAATGTAGGCTGATATGTAGGGTGAAAATAGCGCTCAAACCTTACGCGCTCTACGTTTGAATGAAATTATGTAGGGTAACTCTTAAAAAAGTTCTCTATATTTATATATTTCCTTTTATTTTTGTATATGACTTTTACAACTCTTACCCTACATAATATACATAAAGATAATAAAAACACTGATATAAAAAGGTTTGTAAGCTTTAAAGTGTAATTTTTACCCTACATTTCCACCTACATACCCTACATAATTTTATAAACTTTCTAACCCTGGATATTTCATCGGTATTTCTAAGCCAAAATAAAACATCCCGCTCGTAATTCGTTTATATTCAAATTTCTCTTTCATCTTTTTGCCAAAATCTTTGTTGCTCATTTTGTAATTTCCATTATCGTCCGCCCATTTTTTATATAATTCATATAACTCATGAGCTTTTACTTTTCCGTCATCTACTCGCTTACACTCATCTTCAATAAACTGTTCAATAACATCCATCTCATTACGATAAGCTTTACTTGCCTCTTTAAGTTTCTCTGGCATAGCCAAACCTTCTTGCATCCACATATAGGCTCCTTCTGCCATCCAATTTAAAATCGCAGGTGCTTCTCTTAGTAATTTATACTTGAGATCTTTATCGACTTTTTCTTCAGGTATTTGAACATCGAATGGAATTAATACTAAACGTCTCCAAATACCATCATCAGTACCACGAATTATAGGTTTGTGGTTAGTAGACACCCATATTTTAAATTTAGGTGTATATTCAAATTCTTCAGCATACAAGAAACGTGCAGTGACTTTATCTCCACCAGTCAACTGTTTGATTAATCCTTCATCAAAACGAAAACCTTCATTTGGTTCAGAGCTTGTTACAAATCTCGCTTTACTCAAACGAGCGATATCTGTGTTTACATTGTCGTTTTTCTTTACCATTAATGACTTTGCTTGCATGTTGTTGGAATAGTCCCCAAGTATTTCAGAAATCACTTCAACGAAAATACTTTTACCATTTCGACCTTTACCAAATAGAATGAACATAATTTGTTCTCTTGTACTACCAGTAAGAGAATAACCTAATGCTTTTTGAATGTAGCGAATTACTGCTTTATCTCCTGCAAAGATGTCGTTTAGAAAATCTAGCCATACAGCAGGTTGCATTTTTTCTGTATAATCAGTGTTGGTAATTTGCGAAAACATTTTATTGATATCGTGTTTATAAAGTTCTCTACTTGTTAAATCAATATAGCCATTTGCAACGTTTAAAAGCATGTCATCTTTATCAAATTCATCAGGGGTAGCAGGTCGTCGGTGCATGAGTTCATTCATGATATTCTTCTTCGCTTGAGTACCGCGTGTCTTTTTGTAGTATTTTTGGAAGAACTCTCTAGCTTCTTCTTCTGTTACATCTTCGCTATGAAGTACTTTTTCATTTTTAATACTTTCAATCATTTCATCGATTAATTTACGAATTGACCCTTTATCATCAACCTTCCATTTCATACCGTCATAGATATAAAATTTATTAGCGATATAACTATATTTGTAAAGATTGCCGTATCTATCTATAAATCGATCTGCATTACCTGTATCGTCATAGCTTCGAATTGGATATTCTTTTGTTTCTTCTTGATTATCAAATAGTTTACTTAACGCATATCTAAGTGGGTTGTCATCTGTTTGCTGCTTAGGGGTATAAATATTGTTAGCTTCATTAATTGCTTTAAATAAGGTTTGTTCCCCGTATGTGGAATTCTTTCGTTTTTCATCCCATTTATCTCGATATAGATTTGACTGTCTAAAAATACTATCCATTTGTGAGTAATCTTTGGCACACCAGAAAGCTAAAATATTAGCGAGTGCCATATCTGCTTCAGAATGAGAGGTATAATAAGGTTCATAATTCCCTTTCATTAAGTCATCGAATAACTTTGCTTGTTTTGAATTGTAAATTTCATTAATTACATCAATTTCTGAAAGGTTATGAATATTTTCTTGGTAGTTATTTGTTGTAGGATATTTCACAGTGTTATCTGGTAAATATTTTTCATAAATAGTTTTAAATACTTGTTCTGACACTTCGGTAACGTCTTTGTATTTACCAATATTTTTTCCAGTCATTGTAAAGAAACGACCACTATCGTACATTTCAATATTGCCTTTACGTCTACGACTTCCTGGAATCTTTCCTTTTACAATAATGTGTAAACCGTTACCACTAGGACTGACTTCTGTATAACTTTTAAATGCTTCGTTAAATTCACTGACAATATTGTCTAATTTATCGCCTTGTTTAAATCTATGAAGATCATCATCAATGTCATCAATATCAATGCCGAGATAGGGAGGTTCAAAGAAGAACCCTATCCCATCGACACCTTCTGCATTAACTGCTGTTTCATAACTGGACCATGTACTTTTATCGTTTGATTTAGCAAACTCACCTGTCGCTGCATTAAAAGGTATTTTAGTACGCTTACCGTTTCTATTCTCAAACTTCCATACACACCAGTTATTGAGTTGTTTTAATTCATCTGGAATATTAGAAAGGTAAGTCGTCATCATTGATGTCTTCACCACCCGCAAATGCATTATTGCTACTTGGTTTATCGTCATCTGATTTCCATTCATGATTCACTTGTGGGAATTTAGTACGTTTAAAATTCCATGGTGCAACACGATTAACGATTTGTTTTTCGCCTTTATATTCATTTTCTTCTTGTTTCACAAATACTCTAACTGGCTTACCTCTGAACATATCTAGTAACTGTTCAATACTTTCAATTGCTGTCCCTTCTGGAACGCCGATACCATTTAAGTAGTGCATGAAGTTATCCATTTTATATTTATATTGACCATCAATTGTGCGTTTCCATTCATCAACAAAAATCACTCTATTTGCATATTTAGCTTGTAATTCTGATGTTTTCTTTAAATCGTTTCTTACAACAAGTTGTAATTGTGTTTCTTCTTTTCCATTTTTTGTTGCACGTTCTGTTGCACTTTTAATAACCACTTCGTATTCGCCTTCAGGTAGTGGACTGAAATCATTGCTTTCTAAGTTTGAGTAATCTGTAGTAAATAATGCCATAGTATAAAAACTCCTTTTTAATTGTTATATTTTTGTTTAATTGGTTTTAAGTCTGCATATAAGACTGGGAATGGTGCTTGTTTGTAATATGGATGATTAAATTTAATCCATGATTCTTTATAGTTATTCGCTTTTGTATAGAGGTAGTAGTCCTCTAATGTTTCTAAATCTTCTTTATTTTTTTTACGTTTGTCGTATTGCATTAATGTATAATCAACTTTGAAAGGTTTGATATCTGTGAGCTCTGCGTCGTAATTTTCCAGACCTTTCTTTTCTTCTGTTTCATTAATATGACCACAATTAGGGCACTCATACAGTTCAGAAGAATAGACTGTAAAACATTGATTACATGTTTTTAGTCCTATATCATCGTTTTCTTTACGCTTACGTTTCTTAAATCCTTTAAAATATTTCTTCCAATCATGCGGCGTGTCAGGTAAGCCGTGCCTTGCATAATTACCTACATGGTCAATAATAAGTGCTTTTTTATTAGGTTGATATCGCATTGATCGCATCGCTTGCTGCATGAAAAGCACTAATGAATCAGTTGGCCTAGCTAAGATGACACATGTACAATCTGGAACATCAAAACCTTCTGAAATTAAATCAACATTACATAAAACCTTGATAATGCCACTTTTGAAGTTCATCATGATTTCATTTCTTTTAACCACACTTGTTTTAGCATCAGCATGTTCTGCGTAAATACCGGCATTTCTAAATTGTTCTGCAATTTCTTTACTAGCCTCAATACTGTGGGCATAAAGTATGGTCTTTTGTCCGTTAGCGTGCTTTTGATAGTTTTCTACGATATCTCCATATATGCCTTTTGGTATCGCATTGTCGATTGATTTTTTAGTGAAGTCACCTGTGCTAGACTTTTTTAATTTACTTTCATCTGCCAATACCACACTTTTATAATCGTAGTTTGCTAAACGCTTATTTTTGATTAACCATTCAACTGATGGACCTTTCACCATTTCATCGTATATATCTGTAAATCCTTTACTATTAGCACGCCAAGGCGTTGCAGTGAAACCAACCCGTAAAGCGTTAGGAAAATAATCATAAATGTCTTTATACGTTTTCGCTCTACTATGATGTGTTTCATCAGTAACGATAATCTTAGGTGGTGTAAGTTCAGATAAAATATTTTTTGCACGTTTTTCTGAAAGAATATCTACATGAGTTAAATCGACACCATGTTTTTTTAAAGTGTTCTCGATTTGATAACTCAATTCTTTACGATGGACAATAAACAGAATGTGACTACCTTTGTTCACAGCGTTTTTTACAACTTCTGCAATCATGACCGACTTACCACTTCCTGGAGGACTTTGAATTAATACACCAGATTTTTTTAGCAATATATGTCTTGCTTGATCAACGAGATTTTCTTGATAGTCGTAGAGTTTAAACTCCGTCATCCACATCACCCACTGTGAACAACTCTTCTTGCAAGCAATGTTCTCTATTATCTAATTGATTTTTAGCAAATACATTGTTGCTAGGACTTAATATAAATCCACGTTTACCTGACTTTTCATTGAAAACTAATCGTGCAACAACTTGGCAAAGTCCTGCGACATTATCACGAATGGTTTTACGAATATCTGGTACTGCTTGAGTAATTTGTTGTCCTGCTGGTGTATAAGATTCGAAGTTTGTTTCCCATGCAATAAATACAAGTCGTTTTCCTAGCGATTGTAAGAAACGTAAACTATCAATCGTAAAGAAGTCTACACGTTGATAATGCGACATTTCTGGAACACGTCCGTTTTTACCGTTACGCCCTAAATTAGCGAGCATTGAACGGAATAACTCTGATATGTTGTCAATGACGATTGTGTCGTATTGATTAACCGTTTCCTTATTTTTACTAAGCCATTTCATTAATTCACCCCACTCTTCCCATGCTTCGTGAGTATTGAATTCTAAAATGTCGATGTTCTCATTGCCTTTTAAAGGTCGTTCTGATTTATCCACATTGATATAAAGTGTTTTACCAGGTAGAAAATTTAATGTGTGTGTTTTACCTGTACCAGGTTTCGCATAGATTAAATACGTTGATTTATCTGTGGCAATTTCTTTAGCATTTGAAATATTAAATTCCATCTACTTCACCACCAAACTTGTTGAGCTTACTAATTCTGCACCTTCAACATCTACGCCTGCTAAAATATCTTCTTTCATTGTTTTTTTATCGTATTTATCAGGTTGTGGTATACGGTACGCTTTATCGATAAGTGTTTCGTTTGTGATCTTCACACTAGGTTGATTGTTGCGTTTGTAGATATAGTTAGTTGATGTTCTGTAATTATCTTTTTGTTGTATTTCTAAAGCATCTTGCAAATGTTGTTTTAATCTGCTGATGAAATTATTCTTTTGCTTCTTCAATGCTTGTAGACGTTTGATTTCTTTATCTATCGCATCAGTGTCAGCTTCTACTCTTCTAATTAGACCGACTGTATTATCCACTTTGGTTTTCATATCTGCTTCAATACTGTCTAACGTATCTTGTAAATCTTCGATAGAATAACCTTCGTCTAATTTGTTGTATAACTGTTTATAACTTATTAATAACTCGAATAAGTTACTCATCAATCAAACACTCTCCTTTAATTACTTTCTTAGCGAATTCAAATTTAGCCAACATCTCGTTTTCCTTGTCTACTCTGTTATCAAGCGAAATGTTTCTAAGTCCTTTTTCGTAACTATCATCAAAATGAGTTAACCAAATGATGTTGTATTTAAAGTCGACTTGAAATCTATCCGATTTCATTAATTCCATTAAGTCATAAGCCATACGTTTAAATTTATGCTGTTTCAACTTGACGACCTCCTTATTTAGTTGTAAATTTTAAGTACATATATTTTTAAAAATCTCCGACTGTTACTTGTTGGCGCAAGTTT